CGCTTGGAGTTTGACGCCAGTCATGAGTAAAAGAACTTCGCCGGTATTTTTGTCGATCACCTCAGCGGTCAACTCACCTTGGGTAAGTATCTGCGAAAAGCGCGACATGATACCGAGTTGTTTTACTGACGCTGCCGGGATACGGAAATTCTGACATTGCAGATCAACCGTGTACCCAACCTCGGCGTGCTCAACGACATCCAAGCGATCCAGCACATTGACTGGTTCGTACTGAATGTTCTCGTTATAAGAACAATTGCTGGCAAAAGCGACCTTGTTTCCGCCTAAACGGAAGATCGCTCGTGAGCCTGTCATTACAGTGGTCATAGCCTACTCCCTTTCCTTGATCTCCGTTTATGCGGCCTGCCGAATGTCTGCGAGATAGATGGTCGGCAAAATAAAGTCGATTCCTTGAACCGGAGTGACAATGACATCGACAAAGCCTGTGTTGCCCTCGACTCTCACACTCAAATTCTTGTAACCGACACCCTCGTTCAAATCGTCACCGACAATGATATCTGCATCGAGGTAAACCTCCATACGCGCCTTGACGGTATTGGCGATTGCCTCGGCAGTCCCGGTCCTTGCCTTCGTGCCGGTGTAAATGAGTTCGAGGTTCACACGGAGGTCATATGCAACATAATAGCCAGCCTCGACCACACTGCTGCGGTTCCAGACAAAGTTCGCATCGACACCGTATGTCGTGTTGCCAACAACCGTCCTGAACCCTGCGGTATCAAGAGGCTCTGCAAACGTACACCCAGCCTCGATCATTTCTGCATAATCGACCTTCGGGTCCCACGACCCATCGCGCACTCGCACGTCATTGACGTTGATGAGCTTGTAGGTGATTGGCTCACCGACAGCCGAACCGGCCTGCATACCAGCACAAACGCAAGCGTATGCCCAAGGATCAAGATAAGCCAACTTCCCTTGCGTATGGCTGTAAACCTGCACATCTTGACCGACGAGTGAAACCAGGGCCGAGTTCAGTGCTCTCGCAGCCAGCTTGAAATTCTCTTTCGAATCAAGCTTCGAGCAATACGCCTGACGCTCAGACTTGCCAGTGGTTGATGTCATCGCAATGCAATGACTTGCGGCAAGAGCGTTAATCGTATCGATTGAAAGCGACCCTCTGTCCTCAGAAATCAACGGGACCAGCAGGTTGATTCTCTCACCTCTCAGGGCATCGAGACCAGCAGACCAGTCAGAGATGATTGAGGAACCATCCGTCCCACCCGTAAAAAATGTCGGTGTGCTGATCGTTGCAATCGACCCAACGATATTGGATTTCTTTTCTGCGATTGCAAGTTGACTGTAGTCGTTGACCCAATCAACAAAATCAATCGTATCTCTCTTGAGAATACCGGCCACAGTTTCAACCTGTAGGTCGGTATAGTAATCGAGATCGGTTGCATTGATTTCGGGATTGAAATAAAGAACCGTGGCCTCATAGTTGGCATGAGCGTCGATCTGATCGATCAATTGCTTGACCGTTAGTTTCGGAACCATCACACCGGCCTCGGTTGCACCGAGCACAAAAGAGAGATCGTCAGCAGGAGTTCCAGCGCAAGTCGTGGTCAATTTCCTCTCCCCCAGAGAATCTTGAACCGTCAGCTTGCATGTGGCCGCTACCCCAGTGTACCTGATCGACAAGACTGCCGATCCACCGAGTTCTTGCAGAGCGTCTTCACTCTCACTGCCCTTAACCAGAGTCAAGAATCTTGACCCCTTTCGACCGCGAGCCTCGCCCGTCAAGCCAAGGATCGTGTCCCAGTCAGACGCAGCATCGATCACCATGTAGCTGTAATCCAGCTTGGCAACCGTATCTCTCACGGCAAGGTTGATCTTGGCCCCATTCAATGAAGCCTCAACCGGCCTCGATGGTGCCCACCGTGCATCGGTGTTCAGCTCGCCCATAACCGCTGTCGCAGTCTGAGCGCCAACCAATGTATTTGTGAATGTGTAATCAGTCCCGAGCACATCGACGATCAATGTTTCACCATTGGCCACCGTAAAGTCGCCATCAATCGTCCCCTCGACCGTGGCTTGCTTGTCTGTGATCGATCCCTCAGCAATTACAGCATTCAGATTGTTCTCATCAGCGCCCCAGTTTCTTGACTGAAGCTCTGCGATCACAGTCGAAAGATTGCTGTTCAACTCAAGAGCCGAACGAGTCGAGTTGTTTGTCTTGTAAATGACAATCGTACTCGCCCCATTGGGCACACGAGAATCTTTCGATGGCTCCGCGAGAATGCCGATTGCATCAGCGATAGGACCAGCCTTATAGCGATCCTTGGCGCTCTGAAACTGAGAGCCGCTGATGACATCGAGCACTCTTGGCTCGCCACCTACTGCCTCACCAATGATGCCGACGATACCTGTGGGCTGCAAAGGAAACCCGGTAAGGCTCTGGACCTTGACCGCAGAGTATGCGCCCGGTTTGATAATCGTGGCACCGTTAAATGTGCGCTTTATAGCCATTCCATCACCTCCTAGAATCCTTTGTAGATTTCATCCCACTCATGCATGGATGCCCTTAGGACACCCTTCGCCTTGGGGAAGGCGAGCATTCCGGGCCGCAGGCTTTCCTTAATTTTCCGTACATTCGCCCAAACAGCAAAGGTAACTTTATCAGCCGCCTCTACGGCATCACCTTTCAGCTTTGCGATGTACTCCACCTTTTGAGCTTCAGGCATATTAGACGCCTCGATCTTTTTGATCTTGGCCTCCAAATCAACCTTTCGCTTTTCCTTTTTCGGTCCCGGCGCAGGCTCAGACTTTTTGTCCTTCACTTCCGGCTGCGGTGCCGGTGCCGGGTCTTTAATTTGTGCTGATTTCTTGTCCTTCATCATCACTTGTCTCCTCAAGTCTTACGTCAACATTGATGTTACTCAACATCGGCACCTTAGCTTTCGGGAACTTGGCAAAACTCTCTCCAGTCACACTGATAAAGCGACTGAAAATGTTTTGCGGCAAATACTCATTGAGTCGAGACAAATCAGTTGATTTAAAACCAACATTAAAAAATCCCTCCTCATCCAAGACATCAATATAGGAGTTCAACAAATACAAAACCAGCATATGCAAATACTTAGTTTTGTCAGGCGTTCCTGATGTATGGATGCCAATAAGTAATTCGTCCTGTATAGCAGAATATCCTATTTCTGCCCGATCAACCACACTATTGTCATCGCCACCGAGGACATCAAGATTACCAGCAAAGTCATCTAACGCCGCATGTTGCTCAACCTCTTGACCGTTTGCAAGATTAATAGAAATCATAGGAGTCTGTTCAGCCGCAGTCGGAAAAGATTGTGTCACACGAATCTCAGTTCTCTTCACCCACTCAGCAATCTCGTCAATCTTGCTCTGGCCATATCGTGTCTTCAAAATTTCTTTATTTAAATTTCCATAAACTAGATTAGGAGCATCTTTATCTGCACGAAACCACTCCAAACCCTGCTCAAAAATTACCTCAAGGATAAAATCCATTGGGTAAAACCCATACAAAGTAGGCTCTCTACTTTGACCGGGTGCTGGGTATTCGCGCATGTTATACATCAAGCCGCTCCTAAAACTCTCTCAACTGCTTTCTCAAACTCTTTTTCAACAAACTTTTCAACTTCTCTTAAAAGGTTTGCTGGCTGCAAACCCGGATGAATCCAGCTATCAGCCGGTGATGACTCAGACATAACTCGCCACGTCATCAAATACGATTGGCCGCGCTGTTTGCCGGTCGGCGTTTCTCCCTCGATCCCCTTCTGAATCCGAGTGAGGCCCTGCAAATAACTATGAATTGGTGATCGACTTGGGACTCTTTTTACCGGCCCCTCAACAACTTTTCCGGTAGCAGTGCGAATCATTCTGTCCAGGCCATAGTCTTTCACAACTTTTTTGACCTCTCGATCAAGACCTGCACGCTTCGCTTTACCAGTATAGCCAAACCGTTTACTTGATCCGGTTGAATGCCTGAAAGGGATTACAACATATCTCTTACCCTCTGCACTCACCTTAGATTTCGCCCCACCCAACCATCCCGGTCTCACGGCCTTCATATCAAAAGACGCCATGCCAAATTCAAAATTGTTTGGCATACGACCGACGAGAGTGATGTCGTGGACTTCCTCTCTCCCAACTTTTCTTGTTCGGAAACTCTCTGACTGACGCAGGCCGTTAACGTAAATATCACGAGATGTTTTTAGGCGTTCTTGTGCGAGTCTCATCCACTCTATCCGAGCGGCCTTGGCGATGGAAAATACCTCGGCACGAAAGGTCTCAATCGTCGCCGTTTCCAAAAGGTCAACATTGTAACCTGAGTCTTCAATTTTAGCTCTCAATGTTAACATCGCTGCCGCTGCCCTTCGCCATAAAATCCCACCTTATGTGAGCTTGTTGCGGAAGCTGTTTAGCCTCCCGGTATGGTTTCTTTTCTGAGTCATAATAATAACGATTCTCATGCATCAAATCTAAAACCCGAAACGTCGGTATTACGGGGTACAAAAATGAATAGAGTTTCCCGGTAGCAGGTCGAGTCGCAGTCAACCATCTAATGACCTGATTTCCATAATCAGCCTCATAATGAGTTCCCCTCACATACCGAACACCATCTGAATCGATCAGCGCAAAAATCGAAAAGTCTTCAGGGTCCTTGATCTTATACCGCGTATGATCCTCATCATCTGCGGTCCTTAAAATCAACTCGTTAAACTGTGACCCAAAATCTAAAATTTCAACTTTATACCAATATCCTAACCGCACCCCTCTTCGGCACGTCATGAATGCATCTTTAATGTCGAGCCTCGAAGTCTCATCAAAAACCTTGTCGAGTTTAATACTTTGGATAAAAGCCCAATCCTCAATCGCGAGGTCTTCAAGATCAATCACTTGATTGTTGTTGCACACCGGACAATTGAGATCATGGTTAACGCTTGTCTCATCAATATCGCCACCAGACCTTCGAGGGCACACGACCGATGGGGTAATGCGCACGAAGCAACCCTGATCATCCAATAGTTTATCAAAGTCTTTTACAACCAAGTCAATCTTGGCTGGTTTCTCAGTAGACTTTGGACGCTGCGTACTCATGCGACTACCATTGGAATACCCCTCATGCTCAGTCTTATCGTGCTCATGAGGGACTTAATTTGTTTTTCATATTGAATAATCCGAGCACCATACCCGGCATTTGTTGCAGATGATGTTGTTCCCACCGACTGGCTCAGGCCATCAATGCTGAGAGACTTAGATGCAATCCCGGCACCGACGATTAGATCGCCAGCGATATTAAGCGGACCCATTGCCGCCTTCATGCCAATCACCTCAAGGATATCTGGCGGAACATCATTTTCCTCAAACCCAGCTTTGTAATCGATAAATACGATGTAAGGGATGTAATCTCGGCCAGTATATAAAAGAGGTAAATACGCCCCACCCTGCCCCATCAAAATCGCACTGAATGTGCCCTCAGTGGGAATCAGGTTGACCTGTCCACCGACTGAATCGGTCTTAAACCATCTTGGATCAAATTCGAGCACAGTATTTGAAACTGGAAATTGTATAGCGTATCTGCTGACTTCTTGGACCGGAAAGTGAAGCAATTTTACGTGACCGAAATTTGTGTAGTCATCGTAATAATAATCATGCACCTCGCCAACTATGTCAGTTGAGTGCAAAAGGACGCCAAGCTCACGCTCGACAAATTTTTGTGCTGATCTAATGTAAAACTCAATTAGGGCGTCAGGCATCTCGTTGCCGTCATCATCGGTCAACTTTACGCCAAACAGAAAGGTCTCCTTGACCTGCTGCGCGGTAAGCAACAGATCCTTATTGTTGGGTCGCTTGTTGAAAGCAGGAGCCGGTTCTGACATATCACGCCTAATTCCTAATGCTAATAAGCAAGATCGATAGTGTACTTTCTAAACCGCTCAAACTCAGAGCACGCGCTA